CAATAGCGGAGGTAGGTGTCGAGCTTCAGCTCGCGCCGGGCGAAGTGATCGAGGGGGTTGAGCGCCATGTTGGCCATGATCTGGCTGGTGCTCGCGCCAATGGGGATGCCGCAGTCGCCACCGTTCACCGTGATGTAGCGCCACAGCAGAGCAAGCGTTGGCTTGCATTTGATGTGACGGCACATCTCGGCATAGAGCGCTTCGTGGTTGATGCTGTAAAAGAACTTGCTGATGTCGAGGCTGAGGTAATACTTAAACCGCCTGTTCTTCAGATAGGCATGAAACTGCTGGCTGCAGCGATGGGTGCCGCGGCCAATCAGGCAGCTGTAGGTGTGGGCGATCAGTCGCTGCTGCAGGGGCACGCGCAGCACGTTGCAGACGGCGTGCTGCACGATGCGATCTTCAAGGAACGGCGCCTGGATCAGCCGGGGCTTCGGGTCCTTGATCCAGAACTCATAGTGCGGCCGCGGCTTATACCTGCCGTCCAGCAGCTTGGCTTCCAGATGGGAGAGGTTGACCGCCAGGTTGCTCTCGTACTGGAGGATCAACCGCTTGTCGCCCTTGCCGCTTCTGACTTCCTTCCAGGCGTCAAGCAGCGCGTCGTAGCTGGCGATCTGGGGCCACAGATTGCTGAGCTTGTGGGGCATGGCGAGACGGTCGCAGAGCTACTGGAATCGCCTTCCCCGGCTATTGAGAGCCCAGTGGGCTCAAGGACGAACTCCCTCCCTTCAACACGACACGGCCGGTCCCACGTGAGGCCCGACGCTGGGCGTGATTGTGTCGAAGTCGGACGGCACGCGCCCCATTGTTGTTGTTCGCGTTGCTGGATGTGTTGTTGAGATTCACGTTGAACACACCGGCATTGGCCGTGTTGTCCCAGTTGCCCCCAACATTCGGCAGCATGTCAGGAGTCCGCCCTGAGTTCAGAGCGTAGCCAGCCCCCTAGAAGTTTGCCCACTTCGTCGAGCTTCTCGCAGGCAACACGGTGTCGCCTGGGCTCGATGAACTTGGCTTCCACTGCCAGGTTGAGTAGCTGGCGGAGGAACTCGTGCTGCACATTGAAGCGCGTGAGATCGGTCTTCTTGTGCTGCTTCTTGTTGGCGGCAATGGCCAACTCCAGACAGAGATACCCGATCTCACGCATCTTGGCACTGAGGACGTACTTCTCATACCGCGGCATGTTCCTGGTGAGAACATCCAGGTAGAGGCAGAGGTCCTTGCAGCGCCGCTCGATGAGCCAATAACGCTCCCGCCGGCGGTCGAGGCCCAAGGCCTGTTCTTCCGGCGGTGTGGCGTCAGAGGGAAGGCCCGCTGCCGCGGGCCCCACATGGCTGCTCACGCAGCCAGAAGGCGGACGGCACGCGCCCCAAAGTGGGTGCTCGCGACGCTGGACGTGTAGGCGAGAATCACGTTGAACACACCGGCAGTGGCCGGGTCGACCCAGGTGCCCCCAACAGCCGGCAGCAGGTCGTTGGGACTGGAGCGATACACACCGTCACCACCAAAGATGTTGGTGCTGGTCTGCGTGCCGCTGGTGCCCAGCTCCCTGGGAATCAGGGTCTCCGTCATCGCCCGCTTGGTGGCGTTGCTGAAGCTGCTGGAGGGGTGGAAGGTGCCACCGCTGTGGGGCACCAGATAGCTCCAGCCAGCGCTGCCGAACCAGATGCCGTCATCAGCCGCCGCAACACTCTCAGCGACCAGGGACAGCACACCAGAAGCGCCTGTGATCGAGGCATTGCCGGTGGTGTTGGTCCAGGCTGCAGAGCTCGGAAACAGGCGGAAGCCCCCGTTGCCGCCGCCGCTGTTGGTCAGGCCAGGGGCCAGTTCCCACTGGTTGCCCTGAATGTCCACGATCCCGCTGAGCTGGCCGTTGTGGGTGGTGTGCTCAGTGGCTGCAGCACCGCTGATGCGAGCAGCGCCGGTGAAGGCGCGGTTGCTGCGACCGGCATAGCCCGAGCCGTTGTGGCCGGTCAGATCGGTGCGGGCGAACTGCAGGCTGGACTTGTTCACGTCCGAGCCGTAGTTGTTGTTGCCCTTGGGCGCATAGGGCGCCACGTCCATCCAGGCCGCCTTGGTGGTGGCACCGGCGATGGGTGCGCCGCCAGCATCGAGCAGGGCCTGGGCATGGGCCAGCGACAGGAAGGCGATCTGGCTGCGGATCCACAGGGGGATGGGCGCAAAGTCCAGGCCGCGGGTCTTCACCAGGGCCCACACGCCGCCGAAGTTGTTGGCGGGGGTGCCAGCAGCGCTGTTCAGCGCGGTGCTGTTCACCAGGCTGAAGGGGCTGTTGTAGTCGGTGCCGCCGTCGTCCTTGGTGGTGGGGCTGCAGGGCCAGTGCAGAGGCCGCGACACGGCGATGCCGCCGGTGAGCGGGGTGCCTCCGGGGCCGTTGGTGTGGTTCGGAGAGCCAGAGCCATCGGGCTTGCCGTTGGAGATCTGGTACTTGTCCACGAACACGCCGATCAGGCTCTGGCCTGCGTCCGTGAACGCCTTGGGCAGGACAGCGTTGCCACTCTGCGTGTCACTGATCACCACCTTCGTGCCATAGAACGGCGCGTTGGTGTTGCCGGGGGCCTGCACGTCGATGTAGTGCGCCGGGATGAAGCACACAATCGAAGCGCTCGGGATGTGGATGTAGTTCCCGAAGTGAGGGTGCTCGCGCAGCGGGTCGTAGGTGCCGGCGCTCAGCGGCGCAAAGTCGGCAGGCAGCAGCTCAATGGGGCAGCAACCGATGCCGAAGCCGCTCATGCCGGCCAGGCCCACGGTGTAGCGCCACTGATCGCGGTAGCCGTACCACTCGTTCTCGATGTTGAAGATCCCGGAGGGACCAACAATGCGCTCCTTGACGCGGAGCAATGGTGTGATGACAGTCATGGCTCAGGCCTCGTTGAAAGGAGCGGGGTAGAAGGTGACGGGATTGGGTAGCTGCGTCTTGGTGATTGCTGTCACCGGCTGGCCACCAGCCCAGGCGTCGATGTCATCACCAACGCCATAGGCCCCGAAGTAATCGAAGCCGTCGTGAGTGTTGGCGTCAGGGTCAGCATCACGCTGCAGTGCCACCAAGGTGAAGGTGGGCTCGGCGGCGGGATCTTGCTCAGGCCATTGCACGTTGGTGCCGGGCTCGGGATCAGCCTTGTAGAAACGGAAGTCCATGGCTCACATGTGAGAAGCGGAAGTGGGGTCGATCACAGAACGACCGCCATAGCTGCGATCACCAGGGCGACCGATTGGCAGTGTGTCTTGATCAAATTGCTGCAGTTTCTGCAGGCTGGGTTCGGCAACCGGCGCTGTGGCCGGAAACCCTGTGGACGGAAGTACGGCCATCAGCAGAAGCTCCCTGACGGAAGGTGAATAGGGTTGTAGGCATCAGCACTGACGTAGTGAAACGCCGTGCCAGGAGGCACCACCGGGCCAACGCCGAATGGCACTTGCCCAGGGGTGCCAACTGAGAACGAGCCGTTGCGATAGATCGCAGTCAGCTCATCCAGCAACACCGAGCCAGTTGTTCCCTCCGGCCCGACGGGACCGATGGGACCAGGAATTGCTGGGCTAAGCGTTCCCGAGAACGGGTTAAAGGCGTAGTTGGACATGGCTCAGCTCTTGGTGATGCTGGTGACGTTGCCGCTGCCGTCATAGGCAAGGGTCAGCGTGGTAACGGTTGTCCCAGATGCGCCACCTTGCTTGTAGGTGACCGTCGAAAGATTTGTTCCCGAGTACGTCATCGCAACGTAGTCATGTTCGGGAATTGCGAAGCCTGGAATTGCGTCGCCATAAGGTTGAGTTGCCATCAGCAGAAGCTCCCTGAAGCGTGGTGAATGGGGTAGTAATCGCTCTGACTGATGCCAGAGAACGCAGCCCCAGGCGTCAGCACAGGGCCAACACCGAAGGGAATGGCGCCGGGCCGGCCAACACTGAAGGCAGCGTTGATCAGAATTTCCAGTGGCTCGAGCACCTGAATGGGGCTCTGTGGCACGGCTGCTGCCGTGGCGATCTGCACAGCAGCGTTGGCTGCCGCTGATGCGGCATTGGCCGTGCCGGTGACAGCGTTGGCTGCTGCGATTGCCGCGTTCGATGCTGTGGTCGCCGTGACGGCTTCCGCCTGGGCCGCCGTGGCTGAAGCCTGCGCAGCGGTTGCCGAAGCCTGGGCCGCCGTGGCGCTGGCTCCAAGCTGTGTGATGGCCGCGTCGTTACGGTCCTGCTGCTCTTGGACGACGTACAGGTTTTGCAGGTCGGCGGTGTCGAGATCGTCGGCGATCAGGTTGCTGCCGTCCTGCCAATCGACCAGGCGTGTGGCATTCGGCGTCTGGCGGATGACGGTCAGTACTTGCCCAGCTACAGGCGCAGTTGCGGCCTGAATCTGCGAGGAGCTGGTCCAGCTAAAGCCAACGCCATCCGCCAGTTCAGTGCTGAAAGTGCCGTCAAGGATGTTGAACCCCAGATAGACCTTGACGTGAGCCTTCAGCAGGTACGGGAACGGGACAGAAAAGGTCGTGGTCGACCCGTTGCCCGCGTACTGGCGGTACGAGAATGGCGTCGCTGACACGGCATGACTACGGGGCTGTAGTCATTGTGGCTCCATTCAAGGCCTCAGCAAAGCCACGCAGCCCTCCATCCGTGTTGCGCTCCAGATTGTTGGTTCGCATGATGTCGCGCCGTTCGCGCCATTCCTGAGCGGCCGGAGTGTTGCTGATGTTGATCTGATCTCGTGTGATCAGGTGGTAATACTCCTTGGTTGCGTTGATCAGCACCTGGGCCGCTTTGCGGCGGCGTTCAGCGGCAGGCATGTCGCGGGCCTTGAGGTCGCTGGTGGTGCTGGGGTCGTCCTGCATCGCCTGGTAGACCGGCGAGTTGATCAGTGAGCGCAGCGCCTCCTGGACGGTGCGGCCTTTGACGTGTGGCTCCACGAATTGCACCACCGGGAAGCTGACCGTCTTGTTGTTCGGGATGGTGATGCCCGTTGGCGTGTCGACGGGGAAGGCGAGCTGGAAGCTGACCGACGGCACCTTGCCGGAAATGGCGAGCCGCGCGGTCGGCGACATTTCGCCTTGGATCGTCGCGTAGGTGTCGTTGTACTCCTTCTTCAGGTCGTCCCCCATCGCAACGCCTTCGAGCACGCCTGACATCAACGCGCTGGGCGGGTTGAGTTGGTTCTGGGCGTCGAGCTCGGCGTAGAGCTTCTCGTCGGCCTCGGGCCACACCTGCGGGAAGAAGCGGTCCTTCAGGGCATCGGCCAGCTGCTGCCCCCAGGCGAGCTTGATCTTGCTGCCCAGCCAATCGCGCTCCTTGTAAGCACCGCCGATCAGGCCGGTAAGGCCAAGGGTGCCGTAGGCGAGCTCGCGCAGCTGGCGCTCGATCTTTTCGAGCGGGCTGTCATCGGCGCCCTGGAAGTTTTGGGATGTGCTCGGCGCAGTGCTGCTAAACAGGTTGCGGCTTTGCATCCCGCTGAAGCGCTCAGCGTCGCGGATCAGGCCGATGTTTGGGATCTGGCCACTGCCGAGGTAGCCAAGGAGTCGGGCCGGTGAGCGGTTGGGCTCGAGGAACAACTCCATCAGCTGATTCACCTGGCCCAGGGCGGTCTGGCGCATGAGGTGGCCGGTGAGCACCTGCATCAAGCCGCCCAGGGCGTTGTATTGGTCGTACTTGGAGTACGCCCCCGTCACGAACGTCTCCTTGATGTCCTTCCACAGGAACAGAGTGTTCAGCACGGGGATGCCGCCCAGGAAGGGGATGCCGGCGATGGTGTTTGGCGCCTTGCCCTGAGCCTGCAGCCCGATCCGCCACTCCTCCCTCTCGCGCAGATCGATCGGACCATTGCCGATGATCAGGCCCATGGCGTCCAGGGTGACGAACAGGCCAAGCAGTTGAGCTGAAACCGCCCATGCAGCCTTGGCTCTGGCCGCCTGCTCTGGCGTTGCGCTCTTGCCAAAGGCTGCCTGCACCGGAACGGTCAGCCAGTCGCTGGCAAGGCGGAAGTCCAGCAGCGTGCCCATGAAGGGCGACTGCACATACGGGAACGCCAGATCGAAGAACCAGTGCTTGCGGGCGCCCTGCATGGCGTTGAAAACGCCGCCGGTGATCGTGCCCTCCTCAGGGCGGTTCTGCATCCGCATCTCTTGCGAGAACCCTTCAGCAGCCAAGGAGTCCGGTGTGTCGAACGTGGGGTAGCCGTAGGTCTCGCCGACCTTTTCGTTAAGGATGCGCTCGGCAATCTCCTGATCCGTCATGTCGGCGCCCAGAGCGTTCTCACGGCGGAAGCTCTTGATGTTCTCCTCGCTCGGCTCAAGCTGGTAGAAGGCCTTGTCCAGCTCGGACTGCACCCACTCATCGCGGCTGCGCTGATCGAACAGGCCGAGTTGGGCGCCGTCACGCCGGGCCCTGATCTCCAGGTCGTTCTTGATCTTGAACAGGTGGAAGAAGTAGCCGGCCGTGTTGTCGACGCCGGCCATCATGCGGAAGCCGGGCGTAAGCACCTTGGCACCCATGCTCTCCGCCCACAGCCGCCATGCGGCGTGCATCTTGTTGCGGAAGACGCCGACGTTCTCGGGGATCGACCAGATGCCGGAATCGCGGCCCGTGCGGAACGGCATATCGAGCATCTGCTGCAGCTCGGCCTTGAGCTGTTGGTTGGTCGAGATCTGCCGGCCGTAGGTGTCGGCGTTGCCGCCGAACGGGGCGACGCCCTCTTTGAAGGCACTGGTGAACAGCTCGCGCGCGGATGCCCGCGTCATGTCCAGGCCGAACTTGACGCTGTTCCAGGCGACGCCAAAGCCTTCCTTGGTCGCATCCCACTGCTCGCGGGTGAGCTTGGTGCCGGCCGGCGTCAGGAGCCCGATGTTCTCGTAAGCCTGGCGGTAGGGGCCCAGGAAGAGCATGCCGATGTTGCTGCCCGCGTTCGTCTTGAACTGGGTCATCGCGTTCAGCAGCTGGCTGTCTTTGGCCAGCGCATTGCCGCGCTTCATCAGCAGGTTGAACCACTGCTTGTCACCCAGGCGGCTCTTGGGGTCGACGCCATCGAGTTGGGTGATCAGCTTGAGCTGCTCGATGGTTTCGGCCGCACGCTCTGGATTGACCTTGGCGTCATCGACGGCATCGACCACCCGGGCGAAGTGGTCGTCGCGCATCAGCTCCTCTGGCGTCATCGTCAGCGCGCCTTGGACTTCCGGCGCATCAGGCTCAAACAGGCGGCCGTCGGCCAGCTGGTCGGCCAGCTCGGTGTCCATGGCGCCAGGGCTGTCCACTGCGCCGCGGCGGGCGTAGAGGGCCTGGCCAGTGCGGCGGCCGGCGAGGCTGTAGTGGCGCTCGGAGACCAGGGCCAGCTTCCAGGCCTTGAACGCTGAGCCCTTCAGGTCGGCCGGAACGTCGCTTGCACGGATCGCGGTGCTGATCTCATCCAGCTTGTCGAGGTAGGCGTCGCGGTAGCCCTCCTTGGCCACACGCAGGCGGATCATCCGCTCGGGGATGGCGTTGAACGCTGCGGCGTCGTTGGCCATGAGGGCCATGACGTTGTTCACGTCCAGGTTGAGATCCCGGTAGCTGCTGACCACCAGCTGAGCGATGCGCTCCTGGCCGAGTTGCTCGGTGATGAAGGCGTAGTCCTGGGGGTTCAGGCGCCGGTTGGAGATGGTCAGCAGCTGGGCGAGCTTGGCGTAGTCCTCAGCGGTCTCGATGTCGTAATTGGCCAGCAGCTGCTTGAAGTTGATCGGCTGGTCGCCACCGATGTCGACGCGGGGCGTTGTCTCCAGCGCCCGCTCGATGTAGGCATTGAACTGGTCGTTGTCGAGCAGTTCTGTCTGGCGGCGCAGCTCACCCTCGAGCGCGTTGTCGGGAACGGTGGCTTCGCCGTCGACCGTGTAACCGCTGACCTTGATGCGGTTGAGGCGTTCCTCGATCTGGCGCTTCTGCTGCTGCAGGCGCTGGATCTCTTGAAAGGCGTCTTCGCAGTTGGACATGATCAGCAGCCCTCCATGGCAGCGCGTTGTTTGACCGCCTCAATGCGGGCGTTCAGATCAGCGACCCGAGCTTCAGCTAGCTGAGTGCTCTCCGCTAGGGCGCGGGCCGGCTGGCCGTTCAGCAGCTCTTTGGTGGCCGCTCGTGACAGCCCTTTGGGCAGGCCGGTGCGTGGGTCTGGGTCGCCAATCGCATCGGCCAGCTCGTCGACCAGAGAGCCCTGGCTGACTGCGGGCATCTGCATCGCGGAGCCGCCCTTGCCGGGAATTTGCTCGTTCCAGGCCGACTGGGTTCTCCAGCGCCCGCTGATGGGGTCCATCATTTCGAACCCGCTGCCAGCGGCAATGCCGCCAGTCGCGTCTTCAAAGCCGATGACGTCGGCTAGAGCTCCTTGCCTTGCTCGCTCAAAAATGGCTCGCGTCGAATCAAACGTGCCTTTTGAAGCAAGGTTATAAAGCTTCTCGAAAACATCAAGAATCCGGTCGAAAGCCGAGATGACATAGCTGACGTTCTTTTGCGTTTTGCTTGTGTCGAACTCGTAGGCGCCGAGCATTGCCCGAATTGGATCTTGCCCGTTTCGCTTGGCCCCTGCATAGCGCATGAACGCGACGGCCTGAGATTCAGCGTATGCGATTGGCGTCTTGCCCATGTGGTTTGAGCCAATGCCGACCTTGATGCGGGCCCAGCTGCTGTTCAGAACAGCGACCTCCTTAGGGCCAAGCGACAGGTACTGGATCCTGTGAAACGCCTCGTGGTACGCCGTCCGGGCAAGGGCTTCGTCGTCCTCCCGCAGCACGGCGTTGATCTGGATGAGGTCGTCCCTCATGCGGTAGAAGCCGCCGATGAGACTGGTCTTCTTGCCGTCGCCGCCCCATTCCGCGCTGGTGGTTTTGCGGGTCCAGTCGTCCTGGAAGCGGATTGCCACCTCGTCGCCGGCTACTTCTCGAATGATTTGCGTGAGCTCCTGCTGCCGCCGGGCTCGCATCTCTGGGTTGCTTTCAAAGGGCGTGTTGTCGAACTCATCCCAGCCGGCGGGGACAAACCGGCGGGCCGGAGATTGCAGCTCTTCCGCGCCGGCAAAGCGCTGCTCCGGCACCTGCAGGCTCATCGCCCTCTGCGGTGCAGCGGCTGAGCCGGTCTGCTCCGTGACGACGCCCTTGATCGCATCACGGACCTTGGCGCCGTGCGTGCGGATTGCGGTGAGGTTGTAGCCGGCCTCCTCCAGCGCCTGGATTAGGCGTGATTCGCCCTTCGACTTCTTGGCCTCGTCGCGCAGCATGTAAGCGGCGCGGTCTAGGTCGGAGGCGAACTCCACCTTCGCCATGCCGTAGCGCGGCGCTGACTTCGAGAGATCTGCCGGGAAGGTGAACGGCTCAGGCGGTGCCAGGTCTTGGCCGGTGAGCTCTTGCAGCTGCTTGCGCTGCTTGGCGGCGAGGTCACGCAGCTGCTGCGCAAACTCGGCATCGCGGGCCTCGGCGGCCGGCAGGCGGGACTGCTCGATCTGGCGGATGCTGCGTTCGAGCCGGTCGATCTCCTCGGCGCGGCGCTTGGCGGCGGCGGTTCCTGGCGGCGGTTCCTGGAAGTCGCTCACCACACCCGCGGCCTTCTTCTCATCGAAGGTCTTGAGGTCGTAGCCCTCAGCGTCACGCGCGGCCTTCTCCGCCTCTTGGGCGACGGCGTCATCCAGCTGGCGGTAGGCATCGCGGAGCTCCAGCTCGTCCGCCATGGCCTGCACCACGTCGTCGGTGATGGTGTTCTCGGCCAGATCGCGCTGGACCTTCATCAGGTCGACACCCGAATCCATCGGCAGATCGGGGATCGGCGTTTCAGGCGGCCGCACCTCGCCGTTCTGGATGGCGCGCTGAATGGCCAGCATCTCCATCGCCTGGCGGTCATCGGGCAGCAGCTCGTCGAGCTTCTGCGGCGCCTGGGCCAGCAGGTCTTCCTGGACCACGTCGGCCCGGGTGATGGCCTGCTCGCCCATCAGATCAGCGAGCTGACCCACCAAGCGGTTCTTGATCTGCTTGGCGATCGCGCCCTTGTTCTCGCCGGCTGCGACGCGGTTGCCGCCCTCGTTGAGCAGATCGCGGATCGGGCCGGTCTCCATCCAGGTGCGCTGGAAGTAGTCGATGGCGCGGGCGTTGGCCTCGGCCACCTGCTGCGCGCTGGCCTTGTCGATCCGGCTGCCCTTGGCCTCCAGCGCCGCCGAGTTGGCGTCCGCCATGGAGAACAGCCGCTTCTCCCGCTTCAGCAGGGTGGCCACCTCGTCGGCGAGGTCGGCGACCGCCACCATCTGCTTGTTGAAGGTCTGATCCCAATCGGTGCCGGCCAGCAGATCGGTCTGCTCGCCCGTCGCCTGGGCCTCGCCGGTCATCTGCTTGCTCAGCTCGAGCATCCCCTTCAGGCGACCCTCGGTGGTGCCGGGGTTCTCGACCAGATAGCGGTAGGCGCCGCGCATCGAGGCTTCATCAGCCCCGCTGCCGCCAATCAGCCGGCCCTGGCGCTCCTTGATCTGGCCGCTCTCGACCGCGCGCAGGATGTCCTCCGGCAGACGGCTGAGCTGGAAGCCGGACAGGCCGTTGCCGGAATCGGGCGCCAGCGGCACTTGAAGCGCTTTCAGTTGCGCCGTATCGGTGATGCCGGCGCCTTTGAAAAACCAGGCTGCATCGATTGGCCGGCCGCCGCCGGTGGCGATGTTGCTCAGGGCCCCAACTGTTTTCGCCTGCTCGGGCGACTCAGCAAAGATCTCCTTGATCGGCAGGGTCGGGATGTTCTTCGCCTGGGCCAGGGCAAAGCGGTTGTGGCCGTTCACCACATAGAACTCGCCGTCGGCCGGGTCTTGCCACACCTCGACCGGCTGCTCCATGTCGGTGTTCCAGCGGTCGACGCCCTCGAGGGAGGAGCCGCGCTGCACGCCGCGAGCGTCAGTGCCTTGCTTGAACTGGAAGCGAGCCGGGTCGATCTTGAGATCGCCCGTCTTCATCATTTGCTGGCCGGGCACCAGGCGACTGGGGATGACGATCGAGCCGTCGTCAGCGGCTGCCTGCAGCGTTTGCACCGCATCGGCCGGGGTGAGCTCCTCCCATTCCTTGCCGGTCAGCGCTTGAGCCCTTGCTGCCAGGTCAGGGTTCACCTCGGGGTGGAGGACGCTGACCAGCTGCTGGGGGTCGCGCTTGCCCAGCTGTTGCCATTGCTGCACAAACGGGGTGATCGGATCAGCGAGGCTGTCGCTCGGTGCCGTGTTCAGCTCAGTGCTCAGCGCAGGGTCCGGCTCAAGCGGCTGGCGAGTGGCCATGCGCTGATCCAACTCCTGGAGCACGGGCCCGCCACTGCGCACGGTGTCGAGTAGCTCAGCGTCAGAGGCGTTCTTGATCTGACTGAGGGCGACGTCAGCCTCCGGCAGCTCGGGGTCGTAGTCGATCGCCCATGGATCGAGCCCTGGGTCAGCCGTTGGCAGCTCCCCTTCCATGACAGCGCCGCCTGGCTCCATCGCCTGGCTGGGAATGGCCGGCTCTGGCGCCGCAGCAGGCTCCGGCGTGCTGATGCCGTACTTCTCCTCCAGGGCGGCATTGGCCTCGCGCAGGCTTTGGCCCTGCACGGCCTCCGGGGTGAACGCTGTGGCGCCGGTATCGGGGTCGCTCTGGACCAGGCCAGCCCCCTCGAGCTCCGCCCGGGGCTGCTCAACGGTCTGCTGCACCACGCTGCGGGCTTTCCGCGCCCGGTTGATGCCCATGAAGGCGCCGCCCAAGCCAACGCCGAACGCGACGTTGGGGATGAATGAGGCTGCGGCCGCATCGGGAAAAGCCATCCCGGGCTTAACCGGGTCGAGCTTGGTGCCAAGCACCGCATCGACCAGGCCAACGGCGCTGCCGCCGGTAGCGGTGTAATCCAACGGCGCGGTGACGGCCTCGCCGACCGCAGCGTCGAATGCCAGGCGCGATGCTGCGCCCTGCCAGGACTTTGCCAGGGCTGGGTTCATGGCATTGGCCAGCGTCTGCGCAGCGGGGCCAGCGAAGCGGACGCCACTCAGCGCCTTCAAGCCAACGCCAACACCAACGCCGCCGGCAACGCCAAGAGTCAGCGCGCTGCGCAGGTCATCGACGCCCTTCTCCTCGGGCGTCATCTGCGATGGAGGCGTTACCCCTGCCGAGCGGTAGACGTGATCGACAACCCGGTCGACGGCGCGGCCGGTAGGGCTGGTGCTGTAGTCGGTCTGCTTTCGGCCGCCGGCCCGCTGCTTCCATTCGATGCCAGCGCGAACGGCATTGGCGGTCGCCGCCGTGGCGCCAAGGCTGCCCTGCCTGAAGGCGATGCCAGCCGGCGTGCTGCGCATGGTCGTGCTCGCCGCCCGCTCAACGCTGCGCAGCGGGTCTGTCGCCAGCTGGTTGAGCTCGTAGCGGAGGTCGTTGCCGAGCTTGCTCAGTGAGAAGCCGCCGGGCCCGACGCCCCAGAAGTTGTTGGCCTTGGGCTTGGGTTTCGGCTTGGGCTTGGCGCGAGGGGCCGGGGGACGCTCGGGGACAACAGGCTGGCCAAAGCCCAGCGAGCCCTTGGCAACAACTTTCCCGGTGCGGGGATCGGTGACGTACTCGATAGGCATCAGCCTTTACCTCCAGTGGTGGCCTGTCTGATTTGGTCCCTTACTTGGTCGTAAAGGGAACCGAAAATGCGCCTGCCTTCCGCGGCGCTGATCACCTGGCCACGCGTGTACCGGAAAACCCCCTCGTATTGGCCTGGCGCCTTCGCAATGTCGACAATCGGTTTATTGCCGGCAACGGCAGATCTGTTGATGAGGTTCGCCGCGACCTCAAGTTTTCCCCGCATGGTCGGGCCTGCTTCGGTCAACGCGGTAAAGACAAGGGCATTGACGTCCTGTTCTGTCAGGCGCTGGGCTCGCTTAATTGCCAGCGGCACAACGGAAGGGTTGAAGTCAAAGAACCAGTTCTCCCTTGGATGACTTTGGTAGTCGCCGGGGCGCTTGTTCTTGATCAGCGAGATGCCACGGAACGAATTAGCGCCGCGCAGATCCTTGATAACGCCAAGCAAGTTTGTCGAGCCCGATGTTGTTGCCATGGCCTGGCCTCTTGCGGAGAAGTTCTGCATTGAGCCCGCGTAAGCAGGAGCCGTGCCGGTGATGGCATCCAGGGCCCACATGCCGGCAGCTGCCAGGGGTGATTGCGAGCTGCGCTGCGCGGCGGCCACCTGCTGCGAGTAGCTCTGTGTCGCCCGCGCCTGCTGGCCACTTCTCCCGAGTTGCGAGCGCTGAGCCGGCGTCAGCTTGATGTCGTTTGGATAGAAGTCCGCCTGCTGGAGCAAGAACTGCTGCGGGCTGGTGCCGGCTGCCTTGGCCGCGCGGTTCAGCGGGGCCGGCAGCGACTGGCCGCCCAGGGCTAGCGGGATCAGGCGCGCGGTTTCGGATGCGCTGAGCACGGCCTCACCGCGCCAGTTCTGCAGCCGCTGCTCGCGGTTGGGGATGGCGTCCAACTGAGCAACGCCAAAGGTGGGCGCCCCCTGCGCGCGGCGGCCCGGCGGCGGCTTGGGCGGCTCAGGGCGATCGGCGCCAGGGCGGGTGGTCCCAAATGGAACCGTGCTTGGCTGGCCATTGGTGCCGGGGAAGAGTGTCTTCCAGGTAGCCGGTGCGTTCTTTTGGAACCCGGTCAAGGTGGAATCGATCACCTGCTGCTGTTCGGCCGGAGTGAGGTCGCGGTCGAGCTCGGCGCGCTTGGCATCAATGGCCCGGTAGATCGAGGTGCGGAAGGCGGCGTTCTGGCGGGCTGCGGACGCGGCGGCGTTGGCGTCGCCGGTGGCCATCAGCTCTTCAATGTTGCGCGCCCCGCGGACGGCCGCAGTGACCGTGTCGGGGTAGTTGGCCTCCAGGTTTGCCTTCACCTGGCGCGCAATGGCGCCGCTGATGAGGCTGTCCGGCATGTTCTGCTTCTGCGTTTCCTTGCGGCGGCGCACCTCGGCGTACTGAGCCGAGAACTGAGCGCGCTTCTCGGGTGCAACTTGCTGCAGCTCCAGCTGGAACAGGCGGTCGAATTGGGCGGGGTCCCAGTCGCTGCCATAGGCCGCATCGGCCTCTTGCAGAAACACGGCGCCGGCATCGTCTGCGAAGCCGCGGCTGGTGATGTCTTCGGTGACGTTGGTGGTGCTCTGCTCGATCTTGAGCATTTCCGACAGCGGCAGCTGCCCCTGGTACTGGCCCCTGATCTGCTCAAGCCGAGCGGCCTTCTCTGGGCCATCCGGCAGGCCAAGGGTGGCGCCGGCGACCTCGTCGGCGTATCGCTGGTCAACGGCTTCTTGCTGCGCCTTGCGGGCGCGGTAGTTCATCTGGTCCGTCCTGTCAGTCGCCTCGAGGATCTCCAGCGCGTACATCTGCTGGGCCGTAGGCCGGTAGCCGTTGGAGTCCGGCGGGCCAACCAAAATCGAGCCGATGACGGCCCGCGCCTCCCGATCGATCACGCCGGTCTGCGGATCCATCGCCATGGAAATCGCGTTTTTGATCGCCGTCTCCTTCATCTCCTGGCCCTTGCCAGGGATGCCGAAACGCCGCGCCTCCTGATCGAGGTAACTGGTTTCGTTGGCGACGATCTGGGCCAGCGGCACGCCGTCCGCCATGGCCTTCTTCACCCGGCCGTAGATGGTGGCCGCTGCGATCCGCGGCACCGTCTCGTCCAGGTATTTGTTGTGGTCGTCGATCTGGTCCTGAGTGATCTTGTCCCACTCGCTGTTCATCCGCGGCAGGACGTAGTCCATGAAGCCGGGGGTGAACTCGCTCAGGCCGAACTTCTGGCTGACCTGGGCGATGGCGGCAGCCTTGACCGCATTGACCTTCGGGTCGGCGGGATCCAGTAGCGCCAGATCAGCGCGGCGCTGGTTGAACTCCCGCCGCATGATCATCGGCATCTCAACCGACGCCAACTTGCTCAGCTGGTTCTGGCGGCCGGCCGTGCGGAACGGGTTGGCCCGATCCATCAGCAGGCCAGCGACGGGATCCTGCCGGGCCACGTCGCGGTTCTCGGCCGCGTATTCGTCCGCCGACACCATCAACTGGCGGTTGGCGATCGTGTAGGCCTTCAGCGCTTCGTTCTGGCCCTGCTGGTACTCATTTGAGGCGTACAGCTGGACGCCATAGTTCATCAGCTTGGTGAGGTTCTGGCTGAATGGAGCCAGGGCCCGGGCCAGCTGCTCGCCCTGGTCGTAACCCTGCACGTTCGGCGCGGCAGCGGTCTGCACCAGGCCGATCCGATCGCTGGAAAGGTTGATCTGCTGGGGCTGCGCAGGGCGGGCTGTTTCGATCAACCCCGGCTGCACAAAGCTCGATACCGGGCGGGCCGCCGGCTGGATCTGCCCAAGAGGTAGTTGTTCGCGTGCCATTGCTGATTAGCCCCCGTATTGGCGGATGCCGTCGGTCAAGTTGCCGACCGCCGCGGCGCCGGCTTTGCCGCTTGATGTGAACTGCTGCAGGCCCTGCCAGACGCTCAGGCCGGTGTTGATGCCGCCCAGCACCGCGTTGCCCATGGTCAAGTTGGCGGCCGCCTGGCTCGGCCCTGCACCCGTCATCGACGGCGGCTGCGGCATCACCAGCGTCGGCAACGGCGCAAAAGGCCGCACCGGGTCTTGATACGGGGCAGGGTCATAGAACTGCTGGCTGTTGTATCGGCTGACGTAGTTCGCCACGAGGCCGGCCTGCTCGCGCGTGTACTGGCGCTCCCGGAAGTTCTGATTGATCTGCTTCAGGGCCTCGAAGTCACCCAGCTGACGCGCGTAGTCGTTCACCAGCCGATCGACGCTGGCGCCCTCCTGGCCACTGGCCACCACCTGCGACTGCGCCTTCATCGCCTGGTGGGCGTATTGGTAGGCAGCCACGGCGTCTTGAGAGGCCTGCTCCCGGATGCCTTCGCTCAGCGCCTGGCTCTGCAGGCTGAAGTCCGCCATGGCAGAGGTGCGCGTGCGGCGCACAACATCAGCCTGCTTGTAGGCCTTGACCAGCTCGTAGTTCCGCAGCTGGTTGACGTAGCTGAGGTTCTGGTTGTAGTTGACCGTCTCGGCCCAGTAGCGGTACTTGCTCTGGGTGTTGGCGATGCGGGCGTTGATCTTGGAGGACCAGCGCGCGTACTTGTCGCTGACCTTCTGAAACCTCAGCGCGTCTTGGTACTGCTGGCGAGCCGAAGCGTCCTGAGCGCTGGCGCCAAAAAGGCTCATCCCCATCTGGCCCAGCCCAAGGCCAAGGCCAATGGCGTCATCCCATCCAAATGCCATCAGTCCGCCTCCCTGCAGAAATAACGAAACAGCTGGGCGTAAGGCCCATGGGGCTGGGCCGGATGAACGGTGAAGCCCAGGAACCGCAGCCACGCCACTGACCGGGTGTTGGCCGCAAACACCCAGTTGTGAAGGAACCGCCAATCCGGCAGCAGTTCATCCACCCATTGCCGCCCCTTGCGGGCCAGCTGCACCTGGTGACTGCGTGTGGCCACCAGCTCGTCGGTGCCGAGCATCCAGATCTCCCCGGCGCCGGAGTCCGGGCAGACGCCGCACAGCCCGATCAGATCGCCGTCGTCACCCAGGATCCCGTGGCGCTCTGAGCTGCCGTTCCAGCTCTGCCACACCGCCTCCCTGGCGCCCAGGCCGTGGCTGGCCCTCGCTTCGCGGCGGTCTTCCGCGCGCAGCAATTCGGCCAAGTGCTCGATGTCGTGCGTGGCGGGGTCGGTGAATCTCATTGCATTGATTTGGCCTTGCCGGTAATGAGGCCGATCCACTCGCAAGTGCTGAACTTGCAAGGGAGGGCAGAAGCGTTGTGGATCTCCACCACGCAGTTGTCCCCTTTGCTGAGGACGGGGATGGTGAACACCCCTTCCTGATACCGCTTGTCCTCTGTCGCCTGATCGAAGTTCCAGGCGTCTTGGCCCACAACACTGTTGCGGCTGCCGAGGATGACTCCGCTGTACTTGTAAACAGCAGTGCTGCGGCGCTCGGCTTTGACGTGCGCCTCGAAATAGCCCGTCTCGTGATACCGGAGCAACGCTTTTCGCACCTGAGTGCGGAGGCTGTTGGCAGCGGTCTTGCCATTGCCGATCTCCCGCATCGCTTTGAACCGCGTGAAGCGGTACTGGAAGTCGTAGACCTCGCCAAAAAAGATCGCCTTGGCGCTCCAGTCGCCACGCGCCGTGATCGTGCTGCCGCTGCTTGCTTCCCCGAGCAGCACGCCGCCGTTGGCCGTCGAGAACGAGCTCCAAGCCTGCGTCTTGGATTTGATCGTGTAGGGCAGCGTCCACGTCGTGATGCCCGTGGTGGCGTTGTAGGTGCCTGCCGCAACGCGAATCGCTGTCGGAGTGTCCGTGGTGGTGGACACCCAGCGATCGAGCAGCAGCGGGGTGGGCTTGGTGGCGCTCTCTGCGGTTTGATCCGCAATCGGCATCCTCTCCAGCCAGACCTCCGTGCCGTACTGCACCAGCAGGTAGAGCACCTCCTGGATTGCAAGCACTTGGAGCACCTTGTCGGCGCCGCTCAGCTGCCAATGGCTCCAGCTGTTCTGCAGGCGCTCGACGCCGTTCCCCGTGTTTCGCAGGAAGAACTTTTGCGCGTAGATCCGATTGAGGTAGCCCGTTCTGTCGCTGATGGCGTACCAGCTGTTGCTGGTGTCATCGGCCGCGATGCGGAACACCCCGCTCGGCACATAGGCCGCTACCTGCTGGGTCAGTTCAACCGCATCGGCCGCGATCGAAGTGCCGCTGCCGCGGATGCTGAACTCCCGGAACTTGGTCCAGTCACCGGCCACCTGGGCAAAGACAATGCCGTTGCCGATCTGCGTTGGCCGGCAGCGGGTGTCGATCTCGTACTGGGTCAGCGCGGTGATCTGCGCCGTGGCTGAGGTCAGCGTGGTGTCGTTGCTCGAGAGGCGGAACTGCGTCTGGTCCGAGAACAGAATCAGCTCGTCCTGGAACGGCACCGCGTAACGCAGCACGCTGACCCGTGTGCCGCTGGCCTTGATGTCGATCGGGTCAGTCGCCAGTGTTGTGGTGACGGTCTCCGGGAAGAACTCAAAGAACTCGCCGGGGCGGCTGAGTACCACGGCCTCGTCAGCCAGGATCCCCAGGCGGTTCTTGAAGACGAACAGATCCTGGATGCCCTTGCCGATGAAGCTCGGGTCGGGAGCGGTCACATAGTCGCCACAGGTGCGATCACCCCACTTCCGCAGCGTGACGCCCGTGGCGATGGTCGAGCCATCCATCGGCCCGAAATAGAAGGTGTTATCCGGCCTGCGCACCAGGACGTGCGGCATCGTGCTCGGTTTGATGCGGTACTCGGCGCCCGGGGCAACGGTCTCCCTCCAGGAGCCCTCCCCGAAAGTGCCCTGGCCGGAGCGCGGCTTGAACTCGACGTAGTAGCCATCCCAGGCATTGCCCGGGTCGCCGGTGATCTCGATCTGGTAGCCGACTGGCGCGATGGTCGGCAGCTCGGTGAACACCTGAACGCTGTTGGTGATCGCCGTGATGTCGGCATTGGCGCGGGCATCCGTCGCCTTGATCGTCATGGCGCTGCTGCTCTTGAAGTGCAGCACCGATCCACTGCGCTCGATCGTGACGCCGCTCACGCCGGCCAGGCCGGTCTTGATGTTCTCGGCGATTTCAGCCGCGCTGATCTTGGTTTCGGTCAGCGTGCTGCCCACCACGATCACGGCCGCCGTGGCGGTGGTCACGTCCACCGTCGTGCTGTTCAAGGTGACGGTGTATTTCTGGCCGTAGTTGGCGGCCTTCACCCAGACCAGCGCCTCATGGGTGGCGGGCCTGGCGGTCGCCGGGGCCAGCAGGGTGCTGTCCATGTCTGGCAGCGCCCGGGTGTTGGAGATGAAGGTGTAGTCGCCGATTGAGACGGCGCGGATGTCGCTCTTGGCGCTCACCACCGACGACAGGTAGGTGTACGCACCCGCCGCGGCGCTGACCGTGTACTCAGTGCCGGCCAGATCGAACACCCGGATGGCGGTCTTGCTGATCACCACCAGGTACTTCTCTGCGCTGTCTCGCAGCACGGAGTGGACGAACACGTCGCCCAAATCGGTGGTACTGATCTTGGCCAGCGACTGCGTTGGCTCCCGCTTCCTCAGCCCTTCCGAGATTGATGAATAGCCATTGATCTGCAGCTCGCCCTGGGTCGGGTCACGCTGCGCATCGGGCTGCTGGCTGATCCCCTGGAACAGGTTGGGGATCGTGTAGGAGAAGAGTTCAGCCAATGAGGTGCCCTCCTCCCGGTCCGCGCAACAGGCCGTAGCCCGGGCTGTAAGTCGGGAAGGGGCGCAGGCCAGGGCCGCCGGTCAGCAGGTTGTAGTGATCGTTCTCGGCCTCCATCCGCAGCAGCTCATTGAGCGCCGCCTGCTCGTCGATGGCCGTGTACTTGAACAGGGCGTCAGAGCTCAGGACGCGATCACTGAAGACGCGAGCGGATCGAATCGTGATCCAGCGGTTGAAAGGCTCGGGGCAGTCATCCCACGGCAGCAGGAACACCACATCAGCCAGCACCTGAGTGATGTCAGAACCCAGAGTTGAGGTGCGCTTCTCGCGGTCGTAAACCTTCTGTCCGCGCAGCTGAAAGCGCCCAGCCCACTGGTACGGATCGGGCGACCACCGCACCACGTTGGCCGGCACGGTGATCGTGTTGGTGGTGACGTCCTTGCTGAAGGGGTAGCCGGATTCGGTGTTCCACGCCCAGCCCCTGGACTGCCCTTCCTTGTGAAACTCGAGCAGTGTCCGCTCTGCAATGCGGGCTTCTGCAACCTGTTCATTCTCGAGCGTTTCCACCGGCGCCTCGCCGATGTTCTCGAGCAGCACGTTGACGGCCTCGAGAAGGCTGGTCCGCCCTGGCGTCAGTGACTGGTTGGCGGTGCCCATTGGCTCTGCGGGGCCGTAGACCTAACTGTACGAGCCGCACAAAAAAGGGGCCAGCCGTAGCCAGCCCCAGGTGATTTCCACTCGACCCCGAGGAGTCGAAGCGAGTTTAAGGGACGACGATCTTGTAGGCGGCCTCAGCGCGAAGCACGCCCATGCCGATGGCCTGGCGGGCCACCATCAGGGTTGCCTGCATCTGGACGTTCCAGTCGCCGCTGGTGATCTGCAGAGAGGGGCTCATCAGTGTCACCACGCCGGCGGCTTCCTTGTTAAAGATCAGGCCGCGGCATTTCGACAGATCCTGCGCATAGTCAGTGTTCTTGTCGCCGGTGACGTTGGTGTAAGCCGCCTGGGTGACGTGGTTCGACATCAGGATGGGGATGCTGGCCACCTGCAGGGTCTTGCCGCTGGCGATGGTGCCGTTGCCGCCACTGCCGCCGTTGAAATCGGCGTTGATCGCGCGCGAAGATTGCGTGATGTAGTAGTACTCCTCAGGGGAGAACACTGCATACATGCCATCAACGGGGACGTCCTTCTTGTCGAAGTTCACCCGTGCAGCGAAGATCGCATCCACCAGCTCATCACCCTTGGCCTGGTTGGTGGCAGCGGCGTAGCCAGCGGAGAGGGTCTTGCCGGCACCGATGCGACCGGCGTTGCCGGCTTTGCCCAGGGGCTCGGTGACATTGGAGGCGGCGGCGAACAGGATGCGAGCCACACGCTTGTCGTACTCGTAGGCCAGGGCCCGGCCGAGTTCAGTGGTGTAGATCTGGCGCACGTCGTAGTACGCCATCAGCTCGTCGATCTCTGCCACAGCAGCGTCGGCGATCATCAGGCCGTCGAGCTCAATGAGGCGCTCGTTCAGGTCGGAAGGGTTGTTGCCTTCACCGAGAATCGGAACGCCGGGCGAGTGGTACCTCGCTGCCATTTTCCCGGTGATGGGGAAGGCAACCGACTTCCCACCTTTGATGTTGCGCTCGCGGGTTTTGCCCTTGAAGACGGTGGTGCGCTCGAACGCATCGAGAACTTCAGCAGCGCCGAGCTTGAGGAATAGGGCACGGTCATCACCCGTGCCTTTGATTTGACCAAGCCGCTGAAGCGCGGCATCGGGAGGGGTAGCCATGGTGTTTCAAAGAAGAAGTGATCGGCTGACTTCTTCCCCTCTGCACCGGGTTGTCTCCCTAGGGAGGCCCGTTCAGTTACGGGGGTGTAGAACTTGCCTCCCTTGAGAGTAACTAGAAGACGTCAGAAGCGTCCAACATCCGAATCACCTGCGCGCGGTAGGCCTCGTCAACGTCGTACAGGCGCTGACCCTTGCCGTTGAGCTTGTTCATCGCCTCGAGTACTTGGGCTTTCGACTCGAATGTCTTGCCGGCCGATGGCGCACGGCCGCTGCCCACCAGCTCTGGTTCCTTAAGGGTCGCCTGCTTAGGTGCGCTGCCCTGAGACGCCCGTGCCCGCATCGCTTTCAGCGCCCAGCGGATCGCCTCTTTGTTTCCGGCCGCGACCACTGCGTTGTATTCATCGATCTCGTCCTGGGGGACGTTCTCTTTCACCCAGGCCGACAGCTGCTGGAACTGCTCCTCGCCGCCAACTAGGCCTTTGATCTCGGCCTGATCCTCAGCGCTGAGCTCAACGGATCCCGGCGCGGATTCGTAGCCGCCCTCGAGGTAGCGCTCGACGATGGCGCGGGGGATGCCAACGCCCTCGAGCTTGGCCATGAACGGCTCGACGTCCTGGCCTGCTTCAAAGGCGGCGGCCATTTCGTAGGGGTTGAACTCAGCCTCCTCGAACTTGCCGGCCAGGAACTCGCCGTACTCCTTGACGCCTTCCTCCCGGGTGTAAGCCTTGGGGGGTGAAGGCAAGGTCTCTGCGGGCTGGTCCTTGGGCTGGCCCAGTTTCCTTTCCAGCTCCTGATATGCCTTGGCCAGCTCCTCCTGGCTGTTGAACTTGCCGAGGATCTTCTCCGGCTCAGCCTGTTCAGCGTCGCGTTCTGCCAGGAACTCCTCGAGCAGGCTCTCCTGCCCGGGGGCGACCGGCGTTTCGTTAATGGCTTCAGCTGTGCTGAGGCTGTTGTCGACGGGTGCTTGGGTCATTGCGGTTCGGTGGGTTGGTCAGGGTTGGCCAGCTGCTGCTCGATGGCAGCGGCCTCGGCCTGTTTCTGCGGGTCGGCCATGGGTGACGCCATGGCCTGCTGAGCAAGCGCCATCTCCTGGGCCTGCTGCTGCTCGGCGGCGACTTCCTCGTCGGTCTTGATCAGGCCAACGGTGTCGACGCCCATCGAGGCAGCAAGCCTGCGGATCAACTCAGAGGGGTTGACCCGCATCGTCACCTCCTGCTGGCCAATGGCGTTGCCGAGCTCGGCGATGGTGCTGACAAAGCGCACCACCCGCTCGAGGTCATTGCTGCGGCCAACGGCAGCCAGGCCAACGCTGACCACTGGGCGCACCAACTCCTTGGGCAGGGGCTGGAGCCTGCCCTGGCGGATCAGCAGATCCAGCTTGCGGGTGACGTAGGGGGTTTGGAACTCGGTGGTAAGGATCGAATAGATCGAGCCGAGAGAGTTTTCGATCTGCAGCGCCTGGAGGCGGACTTCTTCCGCAGTGGTGCGCTCGCTGTCGCGCACGTCCGCGAGCATGAACGCTTGGCTCAGGCGGGCCTCAACCCGGGCCAGGCCGGCCATGGCCACCTGCATGTCGCCGGCCTTCTGCACCTGCAGTGCCTGGACGTCATTGATGTCGCCGACGACAAAGGCGCCGTTGGCCGCATCGGCTAGGGCCTTGGCCTTGGTGACGCCGTTGGGGCGCACGAGGAATCGGATCGCAGCGCTGGCCAGGGAGCCTTCGGCTACGGCCTGGCTCAGAGCTTCAGCCGTCTTGAGATCAGCCAGCGCGGCCGACTCGACGTAGCCCACCCCGTAGGGCTGGCCATCCACGCGCGACATGCGCAGTGGCATCCAGGGGTTCGACTCGATCGGGGCCTCGCCCTCGCTGCCGGGGATCCGCTTGCCCTTGACCTCCTGATACCACTCGACCTTGTCCTTCTCCCAGTGAACGCAGGTGTAGACCTTGACCGTCTTGTCGTACTCGCCGATCTCGTCGTAGTCGTCCTTGGCCAGGCGGCCGACAACGTCGTCCTCGTCCTCCTCGAGCAGCGCTTTGATCTCGGGCGGGAGCGTGTTCATCGCCAGCTCCTCGCACGTCACCACCTCCAGGGGATTGCCCATGGGGTCGCGCGAGCAGACGTATCGGTTCAGGTGGTAGACCTTCAGCCCATCCTTGCCGACGTAGAGCAGCACGTTGCCGCAGACGATCAGCCACAGCAGGGCTTCATGGAAGGCGACTCGATCGTTGGTGCCTTCGATGGAGCGGAGCACCTCCTGCTCCATCTTTGCCAGGGCCGAATCGAACTCTGATTTCTGCGAGGTGTCGATGCCCTGGCGGATCATCTCCATCTCGTTGAGCGTGAACCGGAAGAAGCTCTGCGTCGGGGGCAGCAGGGCCAGCAGCATCCGGCTCGCCAGGTTCAGCACGCCCCTGGCGCCGATGCCATTCCACGGAAGGGGGAACACTTCTTTGTTCCCCTTGGTGGGCTCGTTGCTGGATGGCACGAGGTAGGGAAGGGTGAGCCGCGCAGCCTCCCGTCCCCGCTCGAGGTAGTAGTTCCGATCGGACTCAAGGGCCCGGTAACGCTGCGCTGCAGTGGCCATGATCAGACGGGGATGTTGAGGCCAGTGCCGGCCGTTGCGGTCTCAGTCGGCGAGATCGCCAACGAGGTGTTGAGGTTCTTGAGGCGGCGGTTGATCGCCTGCGTCACCTGTGCGCCTTGGACCGGGGCATTGGTCGTTGTCATCACCGCGTAGGGGGCGGCCGACACCTGCTGCTGTTGCTGCTGCATGTTGGCGGCCGACATCTGATTCATGAGGTCGTTGATCATCCCCATGTAGAGATCTTGGTTGGCCTGGTTCTGTGCGACAGACGCATTGATTGCGTCGATCATTGCCTGGCTTCCGTCGTCGACGGAATTGGACCACTGCTGCGTTTGGTTGCTGGCCTCAGCTGTTTGCTGGGCCGGTGCCGCAGTCGCAGCCGGAGCCTGCGTGACCTTCACGGTCGTCCTTGGCATGAAGCTGTAGGTCGGCAGGCTCGATGTCGAGACGCCGCCGTTTGGCGTTCGAGACTGAGTCGCCTGCGAGCCGGTGACTGCCCAGCCGGAGCCAGGGTTAGGCGCCGGGGCCGCAGCAGTTGGCGTGTAGCTGATCACGCCTTTCTTGTTCTGATCAATGTTGTAAATCTGCTGCGCGTTCTGGCCGATCGTTGCGTCGTTCCTGGCCGCGACAGTCAGGATTTTTGCCGTTGAAATGCCGGCGTTGTTGAGGTTCCTGATCTCGGATGCGGTCAACCTGTTGTTGCCCTTGAGGGCCTGCTGAACTTTCTTGTTGGCGTTCTTGGCCATCGGTCGTGCTCCTAGATGGTGAGGGTGCTTGAGGGGGTGCGGTCAATACGCAGCGCCTGCCTGGTCTGCCCAGGCCTGTAGTTCTCGTCGCGGAACCGGCCGACCACCGGCCGATCAGCGCTGTCCTCTGGCGGGGGTGCGCCCTTCAGCAAGCTCTGCCGCATGGCGTCTTGCTGCAGTAGCTGCTGGTTGTCGGCAGCCATCTCCGACAAATCCTTGAGCTGCGTCAGCGTGTCCTGCAGCCCCCGGTTCGACTGGTTCAGCAGATCCTGCGCCAGGTTCAGCGAGTTGTCCGGGGCCAGCAGGTCTTTGACCTTTCCCCACATGAACTGGGTGTCGTTCTCGACCCGGTTGGCGCGGGGGTCTTTGTATTTGGTCTTGACCGCCTTGCGCTGTTGCCTGGCGTTGCCCAGCTTTTCTTTGTAGGCGGCCGGGCTCATCTGGTCCTTGCGTGCTTTCACCCGCTGGACCCGTTGTGTGGCCTGCCTGTACTGCTTGGTGCCCCGCAGTGGATCAGTGATGCGCGCCCTGGGCACGCTTCCGCCGCCGCCGCCAACGCACATCAGCCCACCTCCAGATCAACACCTTTCTCGAATTGCTCCTGCATTGCAGTGATCAGGAAGCGGACCACGGAGGCCTGGCCGGAGCGGAACCAGACCTCCTTTTCGGTCCACTGCAGATCAGGCGCACGGTCCGGGAACTTCTGCGCCAATGCACTCACAAGGCGCTCAGAGATCGGAGGCAGCGCAACCACTACAGGTCTGCAGATGTAGTCAGGCTACCGGCGGGCTCCATAGCAGGGGAGTGCCGGTTCGCAAGTCATACTCGCCAGGCCGAAGGATGCGAGCGCACCTGGCTTGAGTGATCGCATAGTCCTCGCTGAGCTCCTTCTTGGCGTAGGCGGCGAGCACCGTCTGCCACATCTCCACCTCCGTAGAGCAACTGGCCAAGGCCCTCTCCGCTGTCACCGGGCCATAGCCGGGGCAGCCGGGGTAGTTGTCCGTCGCATCGCCAGTCAACACCTGGGCGTAGAACGTGCGATCGGCTTCCAGCCTGCTGGCGCGAATGATCTCGCCATTGCGCAGGTGCAAGCCGGGAATAGTGAGCAGATCTTTGTCGATGGAGGCGATCACGTCGCCGTCTTCATAGAGCACGCCCAGCACGTCATCTCCTTCGATGTCAGGCAGGCGCGCAACCCGCCAGCCACGGGACTGCGCCGCCTTCTCAACCCACTCGACCAGCTGCCGGTAGCCGGCGGGGCGCCTGTACTTCTTGCGGTTGGCCTTGTACTGGGGCCACACGCCATAGCGGAAGGAGACGCGATCCCCGAAGACCAGAACGGGCTGGTGATCGGGGGCGCCCTCGCGGATCTCGGCGATCAGCTCCTGAAAGTTGGCCTGGGCATCAGCGTGCCGGCACAAATAGGTCCAGTCGCCGTCATCCCACTCGGCCTCCCACTCCGCCGCAGTGGCGGAGCGGAACAGGTAGACCTCGGCGTCGATCAGGAGCTTCACAGGCCAGCCTCTTTCATGTCGCGCTCAACGAGCTCTCTCAGCCGCTCCTGGTACAGCCCGGTGTAGGTGCTGCAGGCACGGCCTGACTGCTGATACAGCCACTCGAGATACTCCTGGCGGCGCTGTTCAATCTTGGGGTCAGTCATTGTGATTAGTGAAGGTGACTACTGGGTTTCAAGTTCAATAGCAACGGCCAAAAGTTCGGCGCGTATTGCCGATGCGTGTACATCACAGCAAGAATCATACGGAAGACACGGCGCTGGAACCACCTGATCTACAGCGGCTCGCAAAACGGCAGCGGCACAGCGATAATCTTTTTCAAACGGACCATCGAGCCAGCCACAGTTATCCATGTAGGCATTTAAAACTGCAGTTGCAGCAGAAGAAAGTTCAGTCATTGGTTTTCTAGTTCGGCAGCGATGGCGAGGATCTGGCTTCGTGTTTCTTGTCGCTGTCCACGTCGTATCTCTCGGCTGGAGTACACATCTCCTGCTGGCCTCATACCTGTCGGAGCTGGTTCATTCGGCACCACCTG